CTGTACCTACTTATGCAAATTATTATGGATTTTGCAATTCGCAGGAGAAAAATAGGACTGTGTCGTATGCTTCAATAGGTACATATTAATACATGTTATAAAAATGTGCAAGCACTAAATCTTAGTATAAACACAATATCTACCACCACTAGGTAGTTTTTTATATTCTTTAGTAACGTGACCAAGTTTTACCATACTTTCCGCATGTCTAGCCGTGTTCTCTGAAGCGTAAACTCCATGTTTTGCATTTACTTTTAGTACGTCCTTAATGGTAAACACATCAGGAAGCAAAGATAAAAGCTCTTCAGTCCTTCCTTTGCGAGCTTTGGTAAAGTTAGTGCATGAATTAGCATTTAACGCATCAAACCAACTCATTTTCTATCCACTCCATTAAATGGTACAAAATCAATAAGGTTTACAACTTTACCATCTATGCATGCCGATCCTAGTAGTTTCGTGACTCTATTCATTGCATTAGTGGCATCTACCACAAAACAAGCACCAATATTGCTTTGATCACTCATCACCTTGCCTTCGATGCATAGGTAAGCAAGATGATTGAATGCTTCATGCAAGTCATTATTCATTGCTATCTCCAAGACTATATAGATCCAAAGCGCTAATGCTATCCGCGTCAACTTCCCAATCCTCAAGAATCGAGTGATCGCCACCCAAAAGAAACGCATTAACATCATCGGTTAAACCAAGTGGGAAATCCCAATCATTAAGGTATGGCTGAATGCGTTTTAATAACTCTGTTGCCTTATCCATTATCACTCCTAACTAATGATAAACGATTGATCAAATCACCTGCATAGCGCCGTACACGCCCTTTAGCTATTAACTTTTCCCACGCCAAGGATGGGCGTTTAGGCTTGCTATTAAGCGCTTCCATCTCCTCAACTGCTCGGATGAATTCTTTGCATTGGCGGATGGCTAGGGTTATGTGGCATGGTTGGATCATCGCGTTAAAATCTCCAATACCCAGCAAATCCCTAATAAAAATCCTACGGCTACTGTGTGCCAGTTTTTTGTCAACATTCAATCACCTTCACCCCATCAACAACATAAATAGGCTTACCAGCAATCATTTCGTCTGATAAGTCACCACCTAATAATAGGGAGGAAGGCGATACCTGAACCCACGCCTTGGTAACTCCATTATGCACACACACCACCGCACTCGCATTGTGTTTAGCTGCAAACTCCTCAGCCTTAATTACATCTTCCCTTGCCTCCCGCAATGCCTGCTTATCAATATTGTATTGGTTTTCTAGCGCTACTAGTTTTTGCATGAATAGGTTCATTTATCACCTCCATTAATACGAGACGACATAGAATCACAAAAATTAATAATTTCGTTTAGATCTTCAATGCTTGTTTGCTGCTTGTTTATCTTTTTCATTAAAGATGAAAGCTTATCTTTTGATGACAATCGCGCTTTAACTAAAGAGGAAAATTCACTATAATCGTCTGATTGATCACGATCTTTTGAATATTGCAAAAGTAAATATGATGAATACCCTAATTCGCCATACTCACGACCATCTTTTTTTGTATATATTCTTCCATCAACCTCTAAACGAGTCGCTGTAGTTTTCTCTACTATCGCAGGAATAAAAAACCTAGTTGATTCTACAAAACCATCAACAACATGAACCTGCCTAAGCACCTTATCCCCAACCTTGATATCTTTAAACACAAAACACCTCCTTCAATTGTTCAAAACTAAAAACCCCATCCAGATTCGATACCTTGTAGCCACCATGTACGGGGTAGATTGTTAAGCCTAGTTTGCGGGCTGATAGCATGATGGATTTCATAATGATCCTGCCATATCTACGCATGTCATCATTACGCCACCAGCAATTACAAGCGATGGAGCGAACCTTCCTTTTGCAACTGCAAGCCAACTTTCATAATCACTTGTGTTTTTAGCAAATGAACTTGCATTGTTATCAACTAGCCATCTAGCAAGCTCTTCCGGTGTTGAAAATGCGGGACTAATTGGCGTTCCCTCCGATGTATCTTCATACATCATATAATGCGTTTTTTCTTCTTCCTTCCAAGCTGGCATGTAATTCTTAGGATCTGGACGAGGGCCATCCCATTCTTCGTATGACATTTTTTTATCTTCTTCATCCGCATAACTTGGAAACAATCCAGAGTTCCATTCGCTTGATAGTTTGTCCCAATCCGCCATTCGCTGATCTAGATTTACAACACCTTCACGCAGCGGAATAAATTTAATCTTTGACCCTTGATAAAACTTAATAGGGTGCTTCCAGTCTTTAGGCACTTTCCTGACTTCTCTTCCCATGACGTTCTCCACTTGGTTATTTACTGCTGATGTAGGTATCTTATGCCTATGTATAAATTTATGCAAGTACTATTTGCAACAAACAACAAAAAACCCACCGAAGTGGGTTTGATTATCTCCCTGCACATTTTCAGCACTGCCTAACAAAACACTTGCCAAATTTACCTATTTTGTCGTAGTATACACTTGGGCTATTATATATATATCTATCTTATATAGATATTAAAGCTTATATATCTCTTACATATATGTGACTAAAAAGACTACCCCTTTATTTTTAACTTTTTTCAAAAAATTAAAAAACGCCTACATTGATGATTAAAGCGGATGAATAAAAGGGGGAATAAAAGGGGAACAAATCATAATGTCTGAGCCATTGATTCTAAAGGGTTTTTGATTTTTAGGGATTTATTATTAAAAGGGGAACACGGTTTTTTGATTTTTTTTTCAAAAACACCCGTTCCCCTTTTAATAATAAATCCCTTTAAATACAAAAGCGTTTAAAATCAACACTTTACAACAAGCTAAGTGTATCCCTTTTATTATCCTTTAAATGCTCCTCTTTAATCGAGAGCAGTGCAGGAAAGGCGGCTAAACTGTTAAAGATCGATGGACTTCTAACGTACCAAACCATACTCAAACATGCAACCCCCTAACACTTACCTACAAACATAAAAAAGCCCCATTTAAGGGGCTTTTGTCAGGACTGCATCACTTCTTTGGCTTTTTCGGTAACCATAAACTTCTTTGTTGGCCTTCCCCTTGCTGATGAATCCCCTGTGACTTGCCTAAGTATTCCATCCTCTACCATCGTCAAGACCATTTTATTTACATCGGCTTTAGAAATATTTCTCGTTTTGCATCTATCTGCTATTTCTGGCCCTGACGCCCACACTTGGCACACATCAATAATTTTAAGCATTAATGCCCTGCGCCTGTCGCTACCGTCCTCTGATCCTGAGCTGCTGGCGATCTCAACACGCATTATCTTCTTATCCAAATCATCCAGCACAATCTTTGTTGCGTACCGAATCACTTCCAGAGTTACATCCGTGCCATTAAATCCAGCTATGGTGATGCAGAGCTTTACAACCATTTCAGCCGCACGGCGTGCCAGTGGCGTCATGCCCTTTTCTTTTAGCGCGTCTGCCCATTCAAATAGATACGCCTCTAAACGACCTAGAAAGTCCGCTGCTTCATCTGTTAATGCAATTCCTTGTCTATCCTTCTCCGCAAGCCAGTCATCGACGCGGCCAGCCGTTTGGCTTTCATCTACACGCATCTGCATGAACTGGCATTGATTCATTTTCTCTGCCACAACAAAAGGAACTTTGCTGGGCGGGTCGTATTTTACTTTTGGCTTTGGATTTGTTTCTGATTCGCTAAAGATCAATGCACGGGATAGAAAACCAGACTCTACTGTTTCACGCGTGAAGGCGTCTTTCATTGTTGATGGTGTTGCAGTGGTGAACATAGACAACCAAGGATTGCTAATACCTCCGTTCTCTTCTACGCCCTTTAATCGCTCTACAAGGTACTTTGCGCTATTAAAGAACTTCTCTCCTTCCTTGGTCTTGCTGCCACCGTACTCCTCGCACTCTTTCTTTAGACGCGTAATCTCTCCGGCCAAATAGGAGATAATCGCTTCTCTCCTGCTAATATCGGTCAGCAATACGCTATTTGCCTTTGTATACACCTCCATGATTGTGCCGATGACACCCTCTAGGTAGTGCGCACCACTGCTTTTAGCATTGCTGACACGACCCAAGAAAATACCAAATTCGTCGATAAGATAGTTTGCGTATTGGTTTGCAGACAAAGCATCCATAAGATCCTTATCCGACTTTATTCGCCCATGACAAGCCTTCCCAACGCCAGCCTCCTTTAGCAGCTCGCGTGTAACGCCCATGCACGACTCCTTACCGGTTGCAGATGCCGCAACTACTAGCAGGATCAAATTAGGCGTTACATTCGACCAGCGGCCTTTTAAATAGAAACGGCGACCCATTGTATTGCTGGCCACAGATAGGCACGCCGCTAAGGCTAGATTTTTATTGTCATAAACAGACTTGTCACGAATATATTGAAGTAGCGTATCCATAGGGCCAATCATTTGCATAGGATCAATATCTTCTACGTCTGTAACTTTTTGTCGCATGGGCTGCTTAGTAGATTCCGACTTCTCTCCCCAATTACCAAAGTTATTAATAAACGTCATTTCTTCTTCGGTAAAGCAAGCATCTAGATCATCTACAGCGGGCGGGTGATATCCAGCCTCCTTTGCTAAGTAGATAAGTGTGCTAATGCCAATGCTACCGCCTGCACGTTTTCCAAATGAGTGCCAACGCCCAGCCATTTCTCCAGCGTTGTATTTATCACTTCCTTGACTCCATGCATCCCACGCAGCATACCCAGAGCTAGATCCATCTGTACCGCGATAAACTGACATACCCACGCGCACCCATTCATCATTACCCATATCTGGCGATAGATAAGAAAGCATTTTCTCTATCTCAACTAATGCAACATCATTACCACTAGATTCTGTCGCTGTTACTTTTGGGCGGGCTAGCATCTTTCCTAGCGCCTCCGGCAATACCGTTAATTCATCTACGCTTGATTTTGACGCTGAATACCACTCGTATAGGTTTCCGCTACCGTGCATGCTTCCTGCTACAACAACATAACCACCACCCTGCTTGATATCAATGCCCTTGTATTTGTCCGGCATTTTCCATGAAAGCTCCTCTCCACTTGGCTTCAAAAAGTAGAAGTGCCAACCACCACCGCCCGTTTTCACTACTGCATTGCTGATATCAAAAAGGCTAATGCCTATATCTACATGCAAAGCCTCTAGCGACTCAGTGCCGCCATTGCGCGGGTCTACATCAATGACAATGTGAGAAGAGTCTAGCGCCCACCCAAGTCCGTGCAATGGCGGTTTAAACTCTCCATCAAGCCAAATCTCTAGCGTTGATTCATCAACTAGCGGCTGATTTACCCAATCAAGCCGCGCGGGGTGCTTTCCTACTGCTTTACAGTTCTTATTTCCACACTCGCAACGGTTACCATCTAGCACTCTATATAAAGGGAATACACGCAGCCCCGCCGCAACAAACTCGCTTGATGATTCAAATAATAGGTTATTCATTTGCTTTCCTTGGCAAGATCTACAGCTTTAAACTTACCATCAGTTAAACGCTCAACTTTCACTGCTTGCGCCGCTGGCATTTCTTCATTGCTTATATATCCATACGCTGCAACGTATGTGACGCCTAAAGCCTCGGCCATATTCTTGATAGATCCAAAGTGTGCAGCTACGGCGCGAACGATATTGTCTTGCATGTGTTATCTCTGTGTCGTTGTTTAATGCATGTAATCATATAGCAAATATTATAAAAAATAAATTATAAAAAAGTGCTTGCATTGTTTTATCGTCTAGCCCATACTTTGTTCACGGTTTGAGAACAAGCCGCTTCCAACCAATAGGATAAAATTTATGCAAGACTTAAATCAACTGTGCCAGACGTACCACGGCATTAAAAATCAGATCAAAATTCTTGACGCACAGGCCGACGATTTGGCGTTAAAAATTATCGAATCAACTGGGCACGATCACATCGGACAAAAAACCTATGATGATTTACTCCCAAGTCACAAGTTAACCATAACCACTAAAGAAAACTATACGCTTGATAAGGCAAAGTTAAACGCAACATGGGATGCGACTCTGCCAATTAATCGGTCATTCTCATACACGTTGCGTGAAAAAGATTACAAAGCGTTGATTGAAAATGGCGAAGCATCCATCAAAAAGCGCTTGTTTGATGTTGTAACTAGCAAACCAGCGAAGCCAGTTATTAAGTTGGAGAATAAATAATGGATCTTAAAGATCTTATTTCACGACCAAAGATTGAAGCGCCAGCGATAACGATTTTTGGCGAAGGCGGAACGGGTAAAACACTTTTAGGCTCCACATTCCCAAGTCCAGTTTATATTCGTGCAGAAGACGGATTCGATGTGTTTACAGGGAAAAAGCCTTACGCAATGCCAGTTTTAGAAAATGGAATGGATATTTTCCCGCAACTTGATGCGCTACTTGAGCAAGAGCACAATTTTAAAAGTCTTATTGTTGATTCTATTACCGCACTAGATAAGCTGTTTGAAAGCCATGTTGTTCGATCAGATCCAAAGGCAAAAAGCATTACTAGCGCGGCAGGTGGTTATGGAGCTGGGTATTCTGCTGTTGCAGAGCTACACAGTAAAGTAAAAGATAAGTGCGATAGGCTGCGAAACGAAAAAGGCATGACAATTGTGTTTTTGGGTCATGTTGAAATTGAAAAAATGGATATGCCAGACCAGCCAGACTATAGCCGTTATGGAATGCGTATTCATAAAAAGAGCATTGGCTATTACACTGATTTTGTTAGCTTGGTTGGTTTTTTGCGTGAGCGATCTATTGTTAATGCTGAAACAGGAAAGGCAAAATCATTTGGCGATCGCGTTCTTATTTGCCACAAGGTAGTAAGTAGCATCAGTAAAAACCGATTTGGCATCACGGAAGAAATTGAAGTTCCAGAGGGATCAAACCCTCTACTGGATATCATTCCGTTTTTCTCAGAACAGACAGCATCAGCTCAATAACCTAATAGGGAATAAAACAAATGGCTTCATTTTGGAATGTAGAGGGCGAAGACGTCCGCGAATCAGAAGTAAAAGAAAATAGCTTTGACAATACGCCAGTTCCAGTTGGCTGGTACGCTGGTATTTTGGATAAAGCAGAAATTAAAGAAAGCGATTATGGCAAATCAATCAAGCTACAGGCCGATTTAAAGGTTGGAAAAGATATGAAAAAATGCTTCCTGTCATTGAAGTGCTGGGAAGATGACCCTAAGAAACGTAAACGCGCTATTCAGATGTATTCTTTGTTGTTTAAATCGCTTGGAAAATCGCCGCCTGATGCAGAGCCAGACGATGAAATACTATCCCAATTGCTTGGGAAAAAGCTAGGGTTTAAGATTGAAGTCTACGATATGACTGGCGATGACGGGAAACAATTGACTGGTAATTGGCTGTCATTTGTTGATACGGCAGCGGTTGCTATTGAAAAGGGAAAGGAAAATAAAGGTTTTGTTGCTACAGAAGTTAAGAAGGAAGCGCCAAAGCATCAACAAAAACCAGCAGCATTTGATGATTTTGACGAAGATATAAAATTCTAAATAAACCATACACCCCATTAAATTGGGGTATTTTATCCCAAGGAACTAAAAAATGCTAACAGCAGAGCGACTGCTAAAAGAAATAGATGATCTTTGGTCAAATGAAAACGAATCAGAGCGCGGATATATTGGCGCTTCTGAAATAGGCCATCATTGCACGCGTTACCTATGGCTTAAATTTCATCGCGTCACATTTCCAGAAAAGTTTAATCCCCGCATGCTTCGCCTGTTTCGTCGCGGGCATGCCGAAGAAGTGGTATTGCAGGCGCAACTACAGGCGCTAGGATTTGATGTGGTTGAATCATGCTTAAAGCAAGGGGGTTTTAAACGAGGGTTCTTTGCAGGTCATTGGGACGGGAAAGTATCGCGCGACGGAAAAACATATACGGTTGAATACAAAACATTTAATGAAAAGCAGTTTAAGCTTTTGTTGATTGATGGAGTTAAAGAAGCCAAGCCAAGTCATTATGCGCAAGCATGCATTTATGCTAGAGAGCAAAACAGCGATGGAATTATCTATATTGCTGTGTGCAAAAATGACGATAATTTACACATTGAAGTATTCCCGCGTGATGATGAACACGCTGAAGCAATGAGTAGAAAAGCAATTGAAGAAGTAGCCAAGCCTTTTCAACTTCCATCCAAGATTGCAAAGACGCCAGCCGATTACCGGTGCAAGATGTGCAGTAGTTCGTCAATTTGTCACGGACTAGCATCTGCACGCATCGATTGCCGTAATTGTGTACATGCAGATAAAGATACAACTACAGGCATATTTAAATGTGAACTTGGCAATAAAGAACTAAAGCCATGTGAAAACCATTCTTTTAATCCGTATATTTTGAAGGATTTATATGGGGTTAAAATCAATGATGTTGATCAAGAGACAAAAACAATTCACTTTTTACGCAAAGATGGAACTGATTTTTTTGCAGGTAAAAATGGATTATCAAGCGATGATGTGTTGCATTTATTGGTAGATTAAAATGGATCTATTTCAAGAAAAAGGCGTGAAGCTTAGGCCACGCTATTATCAGCAAGATTGCTTTGATGAAATTAAGGTGCATGTACTAAAAAGCGCCGTTCCATCTATTTGCGACCTTGCAACGGGGGCTGGTAAGTCGATTATTATCGCAATGGTTGCTGAGTGGCTGCACAAGGCAAATAAGCGCGTATTGGTTCTTACTCATAGCTCAGACTTAGTGCGCCAGAACCATGCCAAATATATTGCAACTGGTGCAGATGCGGGTATTTTTAGTGCAAAACTAGGAAAGAAACAAACCAAGCATCATGTTTTATTTGCTGGCGTACAGTCTGTTGTACGTTCCCTAGATAAGTTTGAATCCGTATCTATGATCGTAGTTGACGAGGCACATATAGTTAGTGACGAACTAGATACAAGCTACCAAAAAGTATTTTCACATTTTAAATTGCTGAATCCACAAATTAGGATTATTGGGTTAACTGCCACGCCATCGCGGGGTAAGTATGCGTTAGTACATAAAGACCATTTTTTCAAAAAATGCCTTTATCGTATTGGTACAAAACAGCTTATTGATGAAGGGTATTTATCCCCAATTACTTATGGCGCTCCAAAGGTGGAGGAATACCAGCTAGCAGGCGTAAAGCTTAATAGCCTAGGTTTTCTTGATCAGAAACAGGTTGATGCTGCTACCGTTGGACAAGATCGTCTTACGAGAAATATATGCCTTGATATTATGGCTAACATGGAAGTTCAAGGCCGTAATCTTTGCATGATATTTGCATCTTCTATCATGCATGCAAAAGAAATACTTAGCTATTTGCCAGCCGATCATTCAGAACTGATTACAGGAGAAACAAGTGATAGAACAGGCATTCTAGAGCGTGCAAAGTCAGGTGGATTAAAGTATTTGGTTAGTGTAGGCACGCTTACTACCGGCGTGGATTTGCCAATTTGCGATTGTGTGGCATTGCTTAGGGCCACTGAATCACCAGCGCTTCTCATGCAGATTATTGGTCGTGGTCTTCGACTATCTCCTGAAACTGGAAAGATTGATTGTCTGTTGCTGGACTATGGGCAAAATATTGAACGTCACGGAGAAGCAGAAGACGACATATTTTCTGTTCTTGAGTCACAAAAGGCTAAAGAGGAATCAGAAGGGCAAGAAAAAATGTGTCCAGCGTGCAGCCAGTTATCAAGTCTATATTCCCGTAGGTGCAAGAATATGGCGCTAAATGATAGCTACGAAATGGAAGTGTGCAATTATCGTTTTGAGTTTAAGGTTTGCCCATCTTGCGATACGCAAAATGATTTAACAGCGCGCAATTGCTGGCAGTGCAAGCATGAATTAATAGACCCAAATGATCAACTTACTGTTGATCCTCACATGGGTAAAATCGATTCACTAGAGCCGTTTGAGGTTATTAGTACGCTATTAAAGCCACACAAGAAAGATGATAAAACATTGTTGCGTGCTGAATACACACTGCAATCTCCATCGGGCGCGACAATTAGTGCAAGCGAATACTTCCACGACCAGCATGAAAGCCCTTGGGTGATGAAAAAGTTTAAAGAATTTTGCAGTGATATTTCGGCAAGTGGCAATACGGTAGAGGAGGTTTTATCTAGTGAGGATGAACTAAGAGGCCCATCTAGAATTTCAGTAAAGCGAAATGGGAAATATTGGAATGTAATCAAGCGTTACAAAGGAGAAGCAACACCAGTAACTATTCATAAACAAAATTCATCGTGGCAGGGATTTAAATGACAAAAACACCAACATGCCCGCTTGAGTCTGATGAGCAAATTATGTTTGTTCAAAAATTCAGGCAGCAATATGTAGGAGTATTAATTCACTCAATACCCAATGGCGGTCTACGCCAAGCGCGTGAGGCGTTGCGGCTAAAGAATGAGGGGGTAGTAAAGGGAATTCCTGATTTGTTCATCCCAGAATGGTCGTTATGGGTGGAAATGAAGAGGCAGAAAGGAAGCTCGCTATCTACCGATCAAAAAGAAATTATTTCCCATTTAGAAGATGTTGGGCACAAAGTTATTGTTGGCTATGGATGGCAAGACGCTTTGTTAAAAGTTAATCAATTTAAGGAAAATAAATAAATGGAATCTATTTCTTTTACAGTAAGTGAGATTACAGATATTGTTAGTGGCGAAGACTGGAAAGGTGCATTTGCTAGATTATTTCCAGAGCGTGCATCCACGCTGAAAAGTGAAATTTTTGATGATGCGGTAATTGAGGCTGCTGGGCAAGGATGGTCTTTGGATATGCATATTTTTGAAGAGGATGAATTAAATGGATAAAATAACATACAAAGACGTGAAATTTAATGTAATCGGTAACTACAATCTAGCAGAAGGATCTGATTGCTCTGAGTATGATGTGCATAAAGTTTTCGTTCACGACAGCACAACTGACATCGCCCACCTAATCGACTGCAAAGAATTTCAAGACGCACTAATCAAGCAGATTGAAGACCATGCAGAAGAGATGAATAATCAACTAGGAATGGAATAAAAAAACCCCTCGTAAAGAGGGGTTTTGTTTTTAAAGGTTATATGAAATAGAACTTAAATCAAGTTGATTAGAAGTCCACCCAGCCTCCAATTGAATAACGCCTGTTGTAAATATCTTTACCAATACCGAATAAGGTGCGACTAGTGACACGCAAACTTTCCGCTGATCGATAGAAGGTCGCAATTCAACTGGTAGTGTGCAAATAGTTTGAGCATTGGCAGTGGGCTGAACCAGACCAGCTAAATAAACAATATTCCCGTCCGTTCTAGCGCCCACAAGCGTAGAAGTAGTTACTGGCGCTGTAATTGAGATTGGAGTCAAAACTAGTTTTGATTTTGTCTCAATAGTTAAATCTGCAACCTCGAACGAAGGTCTTACCAATAGCTCTACACCCATTGAGGAATAATGATTTATACCATTCCCACCATAAGGACCACGCCGCGCCGCGGTGTTATCCGGCTTACCAAACACATTTTCGTCGGTTAGTGATTTTTTATATCTTCCCTCTGCAGGGTAACCCTCAGAGAAGTAAAAAGATGTAAAAGGGCCATTCGACAAATCGGTTTGCCAGCCCAAGATAGGCAAATAACTGCCACCTTGTCTAACAATTCTAAGTACTGCAACTGTCATCCTATCAACTACAAGTAGTACAGTATTATCAACAACGCCTATCCCAAACTCAAAGTTGCCAGTTGGCAATGCAACTGTTGTTGTAATGCTAACAGTTGCCCCATCGTCGCTGAATCCTAGTATCTTGAAGTAGCCTGCCTCGTTGACAACAAACACATTGTCCTCAGCGTCAACCCCTGTTTTGCATGATAGTACTTTTCCAACGGGCCAATTTATGCGATTTATTGTTGCCAGAATGCCCCAATCTATAACTGGATTTATACCTGCAAACTTGCTAGCAGTAATTAGATTTCCTGCATACAAAGGGCTTTTTGTATTGTCATACCCATCACGCATAGCAACATGAGCGCGATTAATGTCAATCAAGCCATATCCGTGCATTTTAGCGTACCCACGGACATATCCAGCTGCTTGATCGCGCCCCTCTTGAAATACTGGAGCAACATATCCAAAGCCGTCGAGATACGATGTTGATAGCGCAGGTACTGGATTAGTAATAAAAATAATATTTGGAACTTTAGGCCAGCTAGTAATCTTATTTACAACTGCATTTACTGCACCAGCATTAAATCCGTTAGCATCATTCATACCAAAAGCTAAGAAAATAATATCAGGCGCATCATTTTTTACTATATCAAGCCAATCTAGTGCCGTATTGTAATACCAAGCATAGGGAAAGGCAGTTGGTTTAGTGTTAGCATGCAGCCAAGTCTGACCGCCGATTGACCTGTTCAAAAATTTGAATGTTTTGCTTGGATTCTTTCTAAGCATTTCAGAGCATAGCACCGACCACATATCCGAATTTGTCGTAAAACCATCTGGCCCGCTTGTGCTGATTGAATCACCCATTAAAACTACGGTAGGATTTTGAATATTGCGCGCTTTCCATAAATGATCCTGAGGAAAAATATCATTTTGCGGAATAAATGGGGGCAATCCATCGTTTTGAACCAATTTTCTATATAAACCAATTGGTTGAACGCCTGAAAATGTAATTTCAGATCTCTGTCTTGATTCTAATGAAGAATCAAAATTGCATAGCTTAGAAAAATGAATTGTTCTTACGTCGTTCGCTAAGCAAACTGGGATTGCAATATCAAGCCTTGAAGAATTAGCGGCTGCTGTGTTTGTTGGTGAAATTCCCAATCTCTCTGCGTTCACTGTTTCAGTAATTACTTCGGACTCCCATAGTCCTACAGACAAAGAAGCTGCTTTAAATGTAGTTATTCCATTGTCAGAGGTAACTCCTGAAGAATTCCATCTAGCAGTAAAAATTCCTCCGTCGCCTGCTGTTGTATAGCTAGATACTTGAACTAATTGCCCATTAAACAACGGCACTAAAGCACGTAAATCAGGCACATTAGCAACATAAAACAAACCTTTTACATATGACTCATCGGCGCCACTATGGAATACCCAATCAGAAGGAACAAATGTCGATGTAGTCGTAAAATTAACCCGCGCAGCGGAGTAATATTTTCCAAGATATAGGACTGTCTGTGATAGCCGAAGCATAGTAAGCCCAGCAGCAAACTGCACGGGTACTTCGAAATTACTGGCGGCTAAGTGTGCCTGAAAAATATCTTGACGGCCTTTTTCTGTAATTACATTGCTTCCAACTCTGTTAATTATTGAAGAATAATCAGAATTGATTATAGTGTCTAAGTCGCTGGCATTACGCACTAAAACGTCAGCGGCGCTTGAGCCTATAGGATCACTTAAAGGCATTGTTTTTCCTTAATCGTGCGCGTATGCGCGTTTATCATATTTCCTAAGCTGTAGGCCAATTGTACCATCTTGCTTAGGAGTTTTATTAATTACTGTATAAAGTCCTGCCTCTACTATTTCTTGATCTGTTAGTCCGATACCAAATACATAGCGGCTACTTAATCCTTGGTCGCCTGACTTTAAGTATACAGCGCTAGGAACGGAATCTACAATAAAACCATTTACGCCGTCATTACGAGGCACACACCTAACAAATTCAGAGCTACTACCATCCACACCTGTAAAAGCCGTGCGGCCCGCTTGCTGCCCTTTAAATAAGCATTCTTCACTGGTTTCCACTAAGTTACCCACAATTGAAATAATTTCTCCTGCCTGCAAGCCATCATCGCCATAAAAATCACTAGGATCAATCCAGCGGACAAGGTCGCCACGCCCCAGCATATTTGCATCGGATAGAGCTTCGTCACTTACTCCATCACGCGAATAGATTAAATGCCCAGCCTCTAAATACGCGCGATTCATGGCCTGTACTTTGTCCCTGCACCCTGCCAGCTTAATCTTTGATGGATTGCCAGCTAATCCTTCAACTATTGATCCATCGCTGTTTATGCGTAGTTTAATTAATGCTTTTTTGTTTAATGCAACATCAACATATTCAAGTTCAATACCATCAAAAGAGTTTGGCATGACCCGATCCATAGTGATATTAGACTCGCCACTAGCAGATAAATTACGATAATCAAGCTGCATCACTGGATAATTGCCTCGTAATTCATCACGTACAAATGACCATCTAGATCCATCACGGAACACAGAACAACGGCCAGCATTTGCCATTGTTGCGATACGCTCACCATAAGATACGTCCTTATCATCAAATGTAAAATCGAAATTCAACAGCGTCGTATTGCTTGGTAATGATGCATTAATACGCTGCATTGTGGCTGTGTCTAGCTGTGAAATATCACGCTTAGCAATGGCGGTGTGCTGGTGCAAAATGGATCTAAATAAGTTTCTGCTAGCACCACATTCAATCGTATTAAAATCACGAACCCAGCGCGTAAACTCACAATTGAACTTGCGCTCTGTCCCGCTAGTCGCTGATTCAGTGGCCTCCGTGGTTACGCGAATGATCGTAGATGATGGGAAAACTTTACTTGCGTAATCACGCACGCCATTAATGGATTCGATCTGTAACTTATCATAATCGTTTGATGATCCTGAAAAATTAGTGCGCGTCATGTTTGTTTTATAGCGAGCAAGACCAAAGGAAGGGTTAATATAAATCGTCCTAAATTGCTGATCTAATGTGTTGCCCGAGAATGATCCTTGATACTGCCCGCGACTACCGGCGATTTCTGCATTATTTGTGTCTACCGCCCAATAATCAATATTGAATGTAACCGTAGCAGCCGCATCGTCATTCCACTTTAACCCCCTAAGCATTGCAAAATTGTATTGCAGCACCGACACAGAGATAGGCAAGGTAAAGGTGGTAGTTGGCACTTTATTTCCATTATTTCTACGCATAGAAATAGATAGCGTAGTGTCAATTGGTGTATGTGATGGAATAACTCCGCTAAAAACAACTGTTGTTATCCCGCCAGATACTGTGTTTGATGATAAAGTGCAATTAGCATTAAATGCATCTGATAATGTCGAACTGCCTGAGGTGTAATTGTAAGTAAATACTAGACGCACTCCTCCAGTAACGCCTAATACTTGATCTAAACTCGTATAGTCTCCACTAGAAAATACCATTGTTAAATTATTGACAGAAAATGTGCAGCTACCGATACCAGTCAGTGCCTCAGCAGTAGATAATGGCGGTAACTTCTGCCCATTTACATCAGGCGTAGAAAATGATTCACGAATATTTGTAACCGTGGTTGTTCCGTCTTCTGGATACTGTCCTGCGCTCCACGTTGGCTTAAAAATAGAGTACGTCGCATTAGTAATATCAGTAAATGGCGTAGACGCAGATCGAACAACTGCAACATCACCAGTACCACGACTGACAAACATCCATTCGGTAATAAACTTTACATTGTTGATGTATTCATAAAATGACTGTTGAATCAAGTCTGGATAGCTAACAACACGTCCGTAAATGTCTGGCATAGCCTGATAAAGACGATACTGGTTTGTAGCGCCGGTAAATTTATTATTAGGAGAATCTTTTCCTTGACCAACATTATTTGGAATGTCAGGCTTTGGGTTTAGTGCAACAACAACAATGGCAGCAACAACAGCGATTGCAGCATAAACTAACACCTCAACAATACCTTCTTGGCGACGGGCTAATCTAACCACATCAAAGACAGAGGCCAATCTATCCATATCTTCGCACTCAGCAGGATTATCAATAATCCTGCCGTTCAACCATAGCGTATAATCCGCGCCACTTTCTATGTGCAGAGCAATATTTTCTTGAATGGTTAGCGAATGATCAAGCGCATAAATATCGCCAATCATTGCCGCTTGTGGATCTTTATAGATTGTAAGCATAGAATTTCATTTTCCCGAATAAGCGCTCTAATGATGCGATTTTATCTATTTTTACAGATCCATAGCCTTTATCGTTACCGCCTGAGTGTATTACATGCCATTCATCAATCACAATCCCGCAGTGACTTGGCACTCCACCTTTAAAGCTCATGAATGCAAGTCCCGCCTGTACTGGTGATGACTCATGCCAATTTGGTGATTCTTCCTCAAATCCACCTTCGCTTATGTCACGAATAGGCATCAATCCTAGATCAATACCCATGACGTACTTGTAATACAGCATGACAAGGCCGTAACAATCCATTGACTCGAACGAATGAGCATGTTTAACCCAAGGAATACCAATCGATTTTTGAATAAATTCTTCTTGCGTCATGTCAATTCAAGACCTGTAAAGTCCTCGATTGTGAAAATAGAGGAGATATCAAGCCGCATAGGATTGTCGTCTGATGCCTTAATAGTTACCGACTCTTTGCTGAACACAATTCCGCCTTTATCAGAAACCCAAAGATCAATACTGAAAGCAATATCATCAGTAGATGATCCTATCCAATGGGTATATGTGGCCTTGATGGGAATGAATTTACCCGCAGTAGAAACCTTATTTAATGCCTGTTTTAACTCCCTCCCTACTACGTAACGCGAGAATGACACAGAGAACGAGCTAACCGGATCTTTGCTTATATCCGGCGGGTTAATTTTCATACTGCAAGGCGTGTAATCGTCACCGCCTAAGTTTACCGTATTAAATTGATGATCTACCAGCCGATAATATCCAAAATCAGGGTGAAAAAAAGACACTGTAAAATATTCAGGTTTATTAACCTTTGTTGTCCAGAACTCTTTCTTGTTCATGATGTAAGCGCCTGAATTTCAGAAGCAGATAGTTTTCTTGTGTAGTAACGTAGGGTTGATATGCCGCTATTTAGTGCTAATTGTCCAGAATTCATCAAACCTATTGAAATAAAATCATCAGAGAATAGAAATAACTTACTTTCTTGTACTACTGATCCACCATTTAGAACCATCAAAATACCATTTTGATCATATGATATGCATGAACTATTTTTTTTGTCTAAAAATGCGCTGTTTGATGTCTGTATTGTTGAGGTAGCTCCCAAATCATCCGTGCATCTTGCTCGTACATTTCCAAATAAATACCAAAAGCTTAGTGATCCTCCAGCTCCTAAAATAGTCTTTAGACTAGGAGTATCTACTGCAGAAAAAACACAATAAAATGATCCATTGTTTACGTTTAATAAGAAATCTGAATTTTTTATTTTCGCAACATCCTTTGCCCGAGTAACCGCCGCCGATGTAGTAACAATCCTAGACGTATAAAACGCCCCAGCTTCTAGATTCCATTCAGTAACCGAACCTGTGACTGTTAATGTCAAACTGCCAGCGCTAGGCGTGAATGTTAGCGACACAAGGTTATTTGCGCCAGTGCCAACTAAAGAGCCTACACTTGATCCAGATAATGATACTGTACCCGTACCATAGAATGACAATGTATGCGCGGTAGCTTTTACCGTCCTAGTCTGCGTAACACCAACATCAGAAGGGAATACAAGGTTGGTTCTGGCCTCTTCAATCAGTAGCTCTTTATATCCATACGACCATCTATAGCGCGGCTCATTAACACCGGCTTGTGTAAATACCCCTTGTGTAATTTCAGTAGTACCACCGCTTGCACGAGTAAAGACGGCTTTTTCATGCAGCACACCATCTTTAACAATATCTACATACTCAACAGTCGGCCATTCTTGATTGACTGTTACATCAAGTAGGCTTGCATACGTTTTCCAATCTGGCAATGTCACAATGTAATCGCCGGTATCTAGATATTCTTTAGGAACGACCAATTTACGCGCCATGATAGTGGCGTTATATGTGAATGATGTTTGGCTATCTTGCTTTGCATCCAAGAAGCCAGTAGATAAAAATCGGCATGTGTGATCTACAAGGCCAAATTCTGTCTTGATGGGTAGAATGAATTCATTTAGGCCATTATCAAGATATTGTGATAGCTGCACCCATAACTTAAAACGCTGCGCATCATCCTCATTAAATCGAAAGGTAACATCCCAAAAAACAGGCATATCTGAGCCAATTTTTTGAGTGTATGCAGGACCGCGCCTAGGGTTTGATTCTGTAAATTGCGCGGGCTGGGTGCGTGATTTACCAGCAAATAAGAAAGTCGGCAAACCAACTGGATAAGCAATAATTGTCATAGTTTACTCTGTGCGTTTGAACCGGCTTTTAAGCCATCCCATGCTGGGCCAGTATTTGACCTAAGCCCATCACCAACGGCCTGCACTGCTTGACGTACCGCTATTTCAATCATTTTACCATCTGGTGAAGTTGTTGTCTGGATATCTGCGCCGGTATAGTTGCTAATGTTGATTGTAACGCCACCACCGCCACCGACCTGATTGGCGGGTGTTACGTTACCGTTTGACGTAGGCATCATGTACTGAGCGCCATTGTTAGCAGTATACATCTCCGGTGCGCCTGATTCATTAACTCGATACATAGATCCAGCATCAACAGCACCGCCGTACCGACGCGCTCCAGCTATAGGAGCTGCAGAAATAGAGGCAGCTCCTAGACCAGCAGCAGCAGCGCCAGCAGCAGCAGCAGCCGCAGGGGCTAATGCTGGCCCTACAATTGGAATAGCAGCAGTAGCGGCAAAGGCATTCATGGCGGCCATACTTGTCATCATCGCGACCTGACCAGAAGCCGCTGCTGTCATTGCCGCCGCTCCCACTGCTTTGCGTGATGTGTCTACTGTCTCTTGAATGATGGAGTTTTTGACATATTGAACGCCCATCTGTACAAGCGCACCTACTGCCTCATTTAGTATTGAAGAAGCAAGGCCACGCATAGCCTCTTGTGCTCCAATGGTGCCAGTTAAAAGCCCCTCAATAGCTGATGCTGATGCGGAACCAAATGCGTCTAGAGCATCAAGAGTAAATTGGTTGATCTCGCTTTGCTTCCCCCACGTTTGAATAGCTAAATCTTGTTTTGCGACGTTGTAATCCGTTTCAAGTTGCAATTTTGTTGCTGTTGCTTCTGCTGATGCATTAACCCCAGCCGCCGCCATTTCTGTTTCATACTGATTTACAATTTCAAGCTTTGCTTTATATTCATCTTCAAGAGCTGTTACCGGATCAAGACCACGGAACTTTGTTGTGACATCAATCGTCTTGTTTCGCACTTCAAGATTGGCCGCTTGCACCTTCTCTTGAATAGCCACCTCTTTGTCTGATTCAGACTCAAGGAATGCAACACGATCTTGCGCATACTTCTGAGCAACAAGAAATTTTGCCTCTTCGTATTGCTCAGTATTCTTGAATTTAAGCTTGTTTACTTTATCCAGTTCGTCCAGTTCTTGCGCGTCAATTTTGGCTAAGCCAGCAGCCGCGGCTGAGCGCAAACGCAGCAATTCTTGGTAGCCTTTTTCTTGCTGTGCTGCTAGTTTCTTAGCATTATCTTCACTATCAGCTGATCCGCTATTGATCACACGTTTTGGCTTTGATGCCGCTGGCTCTAATGATTTTTTTTCTTGATCTATTAGCTCTTGATTAACTTTTAATAAATTAGCTTTTTGACCTGCAAGCGCTTCTATCTGAGCAGCAGTTTTGCCAGCCTCTGCAGTTGCAGTTATTTCACCAGCGCTTGTTCCTAATACCCCGCCGACTTTCCCTGCTTTGCTCTTTACTATTGCATCCTGAGCTTTTTGTTTTGCGATTAATGCATCCATCTGCGTGTTAATTTCTGCGAGTGTCGCAGAGCGAGCAGCAGCATTTAGTGAGCGAAAGGCTTTCTCTACCCTCCCAATCGATTCTGCATATTCATCAGCTTTTTTCTTGTCTATGTTCTTTTGAAATTCAAACATGGCAACAGCTGCCAGAGCGATAATACCTACTGGCCCACCTAGAAAGGCCATTGCTGTGCGTAGCCCTAACATTGTTGCCGTAAGAGCATTAGTAGCAATGGTTGATGCGGTTGCTGCTGATGCCTGCATTCCAAGCGCCGCTGACATACCAGTAACCGCAGGTACAGCCAGTAAAGTGGATGTTCCAGCAGCAACCATTGATGCACCCCATGCAGTCATAGCCACAATTAGGCGTGATGCCACCACAGCACCCAGCGACAGAGCGGCTAGCTCAATTCCCAGCAACACCTTTTCAAGAGCGCTTCCAGCCTCAACCTTTCCGGTAAGTGCTGCTGTCAATGCATCTGCAAATACACGAAGGGAAGGATTAAGCTTCTCACCTATTGCGATTTGCATTTGATCAAAAGAAGCTTTTAGCTTATCCATCGATCCTTGGAAGTTATCGCTGTTTGTTTTTGCTTGATCGTATGCCGAAGACGTGCCGACAAGTGAGGTAGATAGCTTATCTACTACATCCTTTTGAGCTATCAATGTCAAAGCAGCGTTGACGTTCTCAAGTCCAAACTTCTTAGTTAAATCAGCGATGCTTAGATTTTCTTTTGCAAGGTTATTAATTGCACCACTTAAGCCATTTACAGATGGTTTTAACTTCGTATTGGCATCATTTTCTAACTTAAGTAGAACTGACTTAAGTGCAGTTCCTGCCTCTGACCCTACAATTGCGCCCTTTGCCAGACCCTGAATGGCGGCATTTACATCTGAGAATGAAATACCAACAGCATTTGCAGTGGCTCCTGCATTCTTTAGAGCCTCATTAACTTGAACGATCTCAGCCGTTCCTTGTTGTGCACCAGCGGCCATGATGTTAATGAATTCACCGGCCTTGTTTGCACCTTCGCCAAACTGATTTAATGCGCTAGTAAGAGCAGCAGCCGCCTCCGGTGCCCCGATTGTAGCCGCCTTGGCCAATGTTAATACCTGATCGGTTACTTCTTTTAAAGCTTCTTTATTTTCTAAAAGCTCTGGCTTTGTTGATCCGATAAGCTTCATTGCCTCGACAATTTCACTGGCAGACTTTCCGTACTTTAGGCCCAGTTCTTTAGCTGCATCGCCAAAGAAAACAAGATCCTTTCCGGTAGCACCTGTCAGTGCGGAAAGATTGGATAATCCACGCTCGAATACGCGTGCAGCATCACTAGCAGCCTTTAGCTGAGCAACTAAAGCACCAGCTGCAAAGATACCCGCAATGGATGTAGCTAGCACATTTGCTTGTTTTGTTAGTCCTTCAAACGACTTTCCAGCAGCATTTACTTCTCTATCAATACTTCTTCTGCCGTCAATCAACTCGCCTGTATTAAACCGTACATCATACTCAATGCCACCAACATTCTCGCTCATAGCCCAGCCTTTTCTCGTTTAGCCATCAGCTCAGCTTTGGCTTTCTTATATTGATCTTCTGTCATATCGACTTTGTTTTTAGCAGGGAATTTCATTTCAATTTGTCGCTGAAATTGAGTCATAGTCAATCGCCAAGCATCAGCAGCGCTGGTGCCTAAGTGTACCATAGCAGCGTCTACAAACTCGCTAGCGTCGAATGAATCGCTGTATTTACCTTCTCCTGATTTACCAGTTGGCTTAGCGCGCCCGGCAATTCCATCAGTCATCAAAGAGCGGGCCAGTATGATGAGTTCACCATCAGGGATAGATCCATCTATCCTCTTGTCAAAAGTTTTACTATCCTTGTCTCCATCAATCCAACCGATTAATTTGTCACTATAAACATCGTGCTCTAAGCAAACCCTCATAACGCGCATAGCAGCCAACAAACACATACGCTCGTTATGTAGCCAGTGGAAATATTGGACAATCTCTTTTGGATTGCCAATTTTAGCGATATTTTCAAAAGAAGGATTGAATAAAAAATAGTTACCTTCATCATCCGTTACGCCTATCTGGCCAATCTCTGTCAATGCTTGCATGCTCGCCCCTAGAATATTTTTGTATTATAGCATTGACAGTAGATAATTAATGACGCATAGTAATGTACATTAACTAGGAGCAAGAAAAATGCAGGATAGATTCATAATGCTAGACCTTGAAACACTAGGAAACAGGATTGACCCTGTCATTGCTCAGATTTCTGCTGTTGAATTCGATATTTCAACTGGATTATCAAAGTCAGAATTTAATGTTCATATTGAGCATCGTGATTACAATCAATACGGCCTTACCGTAGATCAATCCACCATTGCTTGGTGGGCACAGCAGTCACAAGCAGCAAAAGATGCTGTTTTTGGATCAGAAATTACTTACGATCTAAGGTATGCGCTTGAGCTTT